AGTTTCCTGCGCGTCATCAAAGTTAATTGCACTACCTTCCGATTTGACAGGTGCTGTGCCGAAGCCAGAAAGCATAACCTCTTCTTCAAAAGCTCGGTCTGAGCTTTCACCGGAAAAGATTTCCGCTGCTTCGTCTTCATACCTGTCGTATTCCAACCCAAATAAGGCATTCAGGCCAGGTTCCAGTTCCTTCGCTAATTGAGCGCGAGAAATAGTCATTCAGGGCCTCCTTATAAACCGGTTGAGTCGGCAGTCGTCTGTGAATCAAACGAACGAGTTGCCGCGTTAAAGTGAGCATTTAACCGCACTATGAGGGGAATACCCGCCGCAGTGTAGTCGCTATTAGCATCGTCATCCACGATCCCTACAATACGCAAAGGTAATGTAGCGGTAGTGGCGACGTTTGCCACACTAGCTTGAGACTCTGACTTGCCTGTATCGGTAGAACCAGTACGGGCAGAAGTCCCTAAGTCAGTGTTAGAAAAAACGGCAGCTTGAGCAGTCGCTTTATCTGTTAAAGACGCATCAGCAGCGCATTGGTACAACTGGCTAGGGTTGTCAGCTACATAAGCGCGTACCGGGTAATTGGTATCAACACTTACTGCGCCAGAACCGGGCCAGTAGTTTAACCACACAGGCTTCTTCTGCGTTGCATCTTGGTACATAACTCCAGTAAACACTCCTAGTGCTTGAGTCGTACCACCAGCGGTATCACCCGCTTGATCTATATATCCAGAGGCTAATGGAACACAAATTTCGCCATTATAAATGGGGTTAGTATTGTTGTTCGCAATTTCATACTCAGTGATACCAGTTGAATTGGGACCACTACCCACCATGCCAATAGGACGTAGACCATAGGCTGTTTCTTGATTTGCCATAAGACTATTCTCCTAAAATGGTCACTCTTTTCGAGGACCTCCAAAGTTTACACGAGATTGACGGTCAGGTTTGCTGATCGTCATTGTATTGTGGGCATTTTCTCGCTGTAATTCTTGGTCTACTGCATCTTGAAGGTCTTTAGCGCGTCCTTGATAGTACGCATTACGTTCCTCCACAGTCTCCAATGGAATCTTAGCCAGCATTAACCCACCTACCCCTATAACACCTTCATATTTGCCTGAGTCGATCACTGGAGCTTCATAATCAGGATACTGGTCAGCGCGAACCAACTCATATCCCTCTCGGAGTCTTGCTGAGACATTTTTAGTGTCGGCAAAACCACGAGCTTCTGAACGTATCCAACGATGCTTATACCCTTCGGGTGCAGGTGGTGCATCTAAACTAGAGGAGGGTGCCCAAGGCTTACGCCGAGCCGTCTTTTCTCTAGTCTCTGTAGCGCGAGGAGTTTTGGTGCCCTCAAACCCTTTTTTGCTCGATGACATCAGTTTCTCCTAAGTTTTCACATATTTCGCGTATTCTTCTATCGGCACCCCAAGTTTGTTCGCAATAGCGACTTGGCTTTGGGTGAGTTTAACTTGCGTTTTGCGTCCTTTACTTCTACTGCGGGAATTTCCAGCTACATTTTGGACGGGTTTTCTGCTGGAACCGTTGTTAAATTCTTGTGGGAATCTACCCTGTATACGAGAATCTAGCTCATCATAGTATTCATCGCTTTGCGGGTCAAATCCTTCTTGATCCACCATTTTTTGATGAATCCCAAAAGCGGCAAAGGTCATAGCCTCATCTTTGCCAAACCAATCGTTATTAGAGGCCCATTTTTCCGCTTTAGGATCAGGTGGTTGTTCAGGCGCTTGCTGTTGTGGGACTTGCTGTTGTGGGACTTGCTGTTGTGGCGCTTGCTGCTCTCTACTACGCTGCACACCTTTGTACCTATCAGCGTGTACCGCCAATTCAGCTAGTTTACGTTGTCCTTTAACGACCCCCTCACTATCCCCACGATCCATTGCTTCTTTAATGGCTGCTTCGGTTTGCGTTTGCTCTATATTTAATCGATTCCCGTATTCAGTCATGTAACCCTGATCTACGGTCTGCAACTTTTGTTTTATGGTTTCGGCTTCTGCTTGAACCCCTTTAGCATAATTAAGGGCTTCGTCTTTTTGACGTTCCGCTTCGCGCATTTTTTTAGTTAAGCGATCTATACGCTTCTGCACATTACGCGAAACTTCGGCGTGTTCATCATCGTCAGTGGAGGTGTCGGCTTCTTTCGTTACCGCTGATTTATCCTCCTCCACGGCCACTTCAACCGCTTCTTTCTTGTCATCGTCCGAATTCAATTCAACCGTAGTTTCTTCGTACTCGTCAAAACTAAGATCAACCTGACCGTCTTCCTGCTCATGTGTGTTACTCTTTTCTTTTGCCATTAGCTGTAATCCTTAAAAACTTAAAATATCATCAGGGTCTGTAATAGTGGCTATAACTTCATCATCATTTAAAACACGTACCTCACCGCCTTCTATCTTAAAGCGGGAGCCAGCGTAACGGGGAAAGATAATCCAATCTTTTTCCTTGCACCAAGGACCACTAGAAAATTTTTCTTTCTCTTGGTAGGCCAAAGGACCCATTTTTAAAACGTAGCCGACTACTGTTTGAATCTGGTCTTCATCAACAGTTTTTTTGCTTAAAGCAACTCCACCAGAAGTTAGCCCTTTCCCGCGATAGGGAAGAATTAAAAGTCTCCATCCCGTAGGTTGAGGCATTCGATCTAGTAAAGAACCACTTAAAGCAGTGGGATCAAGAACCCTTTCGTCCGCTTCAACATAGGCGTCGTTAACGGTTTCCGGGGGAGTAACAGCGGCTGTAACACCTGTGGGGGTAATAATTGCACTAGTCATCTAATTGCTCCTGTTTTTGTAAGAGGCCCGAGAGTTCCTCTTCTATATAAAATAAAGCGTCCAACTCTCCCATTAACTTCTGATACTGCTCCATGCTTTGAACGCCGTTGTTAACTAAAATTTCGCTCACGTTGTGGCGACGGCTTCTTACTGTCTTCTGTAAAAACTGCACTAACTGAATAGTGTCCATTCTCATATTTCCTTATTTAATCGGACACTATCTTATACTGTTTTCTAACTGTTCTCCAGCCATATTGGGTCTACCAGCTTTCTGTTTGCTAAATGGGCCGCTTTGATTGCGGTTTTGCTTTGGCCGAAATACTCCACGGCCAGATGGTTTCTAATAAGTTCTTGGCACAACCATTTATCATAAACTTTAAAGTCTCCGAGATAACGCCCGTACTTTCCTTTCTCGTGCGTTCTCAGAAGGACGGTGGTTCCCAAACTGAAGAAGTCTTGGAGAAATGCCTTTGCCGCCAAGCCGTATTTTTTCTCTTCCAAATCTCTAGTGCGAGACTCCTCGCAATCGACCCCGAAAAGCCTAATACGCTGATTAACAACAGAAATATCCCAGCCAAGGTCCACATCCACATCTACCGTATCCCCATCAATTATTTTGATAATTTTACATTGGAAGATATAAGGATCAGACATAAGTATTCGTCTTAATCATGTCGGTCACCTCTAAGCTACGCTTTTTTACCTGCTTCGCCCACAAACTGTCCAAAAATTCTAAGGCGGCTAGGTCATGGTTTCCCTCTTCCATAAAAGCAATAGCCTTTTTAAATTTCGCAAAACGCACTCTTCCCAGATTAAAGTGCATATTTATAATGCCATCTCTCCGAGCGCCCTCCTCAAGATCATTAAACCAAGGATACTCCGTAGACAATTCCTTAATAGTACGGACTATATCGTTGCTCAACATATAATCTATCTCGTCATCGCTAAGTCCAAGCCCTCTGTGCGCCTTAGAGCCTTCAATATTTCTTCCGCATCCTATGTGGAGAATACCGAGAGAATCTCTGTAGGCGTGGCTCCTAACGCCTTCATGGCGTTTTAAAGTCTCTATCAACTTTTCCATTTTATTTGTTTCCATTATGACTACTGCCGAAGTAGAAACTGGTAACCCCAGTAACAAGGCCGCCAAGATACCCCAGCACCAGATTGACGATAGCATCATCCGTTTGCTCTGGCCCACGCAGCGTAACCATAAAGATGTACGCCAAGAAGC